AAGCTTATTAGTCGTGTATGCGTCTGCCGGGGCAGTCTAATAAGCCGGATTTTTCCCGGAATACTAGGATACTACACCTATTAAAATGATTATACAATAGAAAAAGAAAAACCCTGGTGGAGGATGGCACCAGGGTTTTCCGCCGAGCCAGTGCTACTTATGCAGCACCTTGAGAACCCCACATACCTAGTGGGTCAGACCAACCAAACGAGTAACGCTCACGAGCTTTGTAACGTACATTGCCTGTGTCGAAGTCGCCGTCCATAGAAGTAGTAAGCGGAGTTCTTTCGAAGTGCTTCATACCGTTAGGAACATCAGTTGTAAGGAAGTACGCATCACCATCAGTTAAGTAATGATTTACTGTATATCCTTCTGGAATTGCACCGTTAGTACGTAGTGCGTTGATATCGTTATCAGCAGTAGCTACACGTAGCTCTGTATCTAATAGACGAGTCGCAACGAACTGCAACGAAGGTGGAATTACTAGTTTACGAGGTTTCGCTGCTATTAACAGTCCACGCTCATCAGTCCAAGCTGCGATTTGAATTACAGCATTTTCCAACGCTGTTTCGTTCAAGTCTGTAGCGACTGCTTGAGTGTTGCTGTTTACGCCACCAGAAACTAACGGGTGGTTAGCATTGAACAATGACACATTATCTCCACCAGGGAAAGCTGCGTTGAAGCCGTTGTTTAGTACATTAGCCGCACGAACTTGCTTAGTGTTTGCCATTGAGCGAGCAAGAGCTTTAGTATAGCGAGCTGAAAGAGAATCATATAGATTGTCTTCAACTGCTTCTTCAGTAAGACTGAAGCCTAGAGCAATTGTCACGTGGTTATAACGAGCTGTGAATGCTTCTTGTGCATTATCGTATGCAATTGCTGCGCCTTCACCTTTAACAGGTGCTGCCGCGAAGCCAGCTAGTTTAGTTTCTTCTTCAAAGCTTCTATCCGAAGATTCTGCTTCGTAGATTTCTTTGTGTTCTTCACCATAACGCGCATATTCTAAACCGAATAAAGCATTAAGGCCTGGGAGTAACTCTTTTAAGAGTTGAGCTCTTGAAATTGCCATGATTTATTCTCCTTAGATACCCGTTGAGTTATTGTAAGAGTGAACACCAGCATTAAACTTAACAAGTAAGTCAGTGAATGCGTCACCTACAGCCGATGTTGGGCTGTCTACAAAATCAACAATACGGAAAGCAAAAGCTGCCGTGGTGTTTGTTGTAGCTGTTACTGCACTAGTGGAATTACCTGTAGTGGTACTTCCTGTGCCAGTAGCTTGTATCGCTGCTAGATGAGTATTCTGACCTAAGTCAGCTGCTGTTACTGCTGCGTCTGCTTGTGCCATAAAGACTACATCAGGGTCGTCAACAATGTATGCTTGAGCGTCTGATGCAACAGTGCCTGATGGCCAATATTGACTAAAGGTTAAGTTGCCTGTAACTGGGTCTGAGTAGGTACAACCCACAAATACACCAATTGTACCAGCGGGGAACGCTGCTGCTGCTCCAGCACCGCCATTACCTGTAGTTACGACAATCTCAACTGTACCAGCGGCTACAATAGAAACTATTGAACCGTTGAAAATGTTGGTTGCATATCCACTAGCAATGGGTAGTAAGCGAGTAGAACCCGCATAAGGCGTACCACCAATGTGGTTTACGGCTTTAAGTCCATAAGGACTAGCTGTAGATGCCATTTTCTTTCTCCATTAAAAGGTTTAATTTTAACCCCTTCCAAACTTTTCAGAACCTTCAGCAAACTTAGGCATTCTTGGATCGTTTTGATTCAAATATGCTGCATCGACTGCTTCCGTCTGACTTTTAGTTTTATTATCAATATAAGCCTGACGTTGTTCCATTAGCTCTTTAGGAGCTTTACATAGTAATAAACCACCAATTTCAATATTGTTTTTATATTGTCCTTGGGGTTGAGTACCGGTTATAAGTTCTGGGTGCTCTGAATGTAGTACAGGTTCCCAGCCCTCACGCATTTTCGAAGATACGTTCATGTTATCCGGTTCATTTAATAGAGAGACTCTAACCCAACGATATACCCACCCTGGCTTCTGAGTAAACTCAGGTAATAATGCCGCAGGTTTCCATACGCGTTCTTTTTTAGGGTCTTCTCTTACTTCAACTTCCCGATCAGTTCTTTTAACTTTATCCATTTGCGTTCTCCGTTTTTATCATTTCTCGTGCATATTGTTCCGGTGTCAACCTAAACTTTTTAGCCAAAGCTAATTGAGTCTTGGTTAGTCGTACTTTTTTAGGCGCGGTACTGCGCGTAGCCGGTGCAACAACATTCGAAGGTTTGCGTTGGGCAGGTTTAACCTCTTCCAACGAATTATCCCCAAAGTTCTCAGGGAATCGCTTTTGCATAGTATCATCGATACTACGGTAATACCTATCGGCGTCTCGAACAGGGTCAACCCCATTTTTGACGAGTTTTTCATGTATTCCTAAAGCAAGACTAGTCATTTCTGTGTCTTTACCAAACCAAGGATTTGCATCTTGCCAAGCTCTTTGTCTATCGTCTAGTTTTGGGGCTTGAGCAGTGGTTTGCGCTTGAGGAGCATTTTGTTGAAAATCTACACTATTCTCAGGCTGTTGTACAGCTTTAAATTGTGGTTTTCTTTCTTTACTAGCAGATAATTTATATTGAGCCTCAGTCATTCTAGATTGAGCTTCAACGATTTTATCTGTTTCTCCTGATTCATAAGCTTCACGATAATCTCGTTTAGCCAAATCAAGTTCTTTTTCATAAGAAGCAGTAATAGATTTTATATAGTCTTCTTCACCACTACTAAGAGTAGATTTTAGTTGTTCGTTTTGAGTAGCAATATGTTTTGCATACCGAACAGCTTCTTCTCTTTCTCTATCAGCTTGTTCTTTAGCACGTCTTTCATCGTGATAAACTTTTTTAAGCTGCGCCATACGCTGTTTAACGCGATCAGAATAATCTTCTAAATTATCATTCTCTAGTTCGTCAACAATTTTTTGCGGTAAAGGTTCCTTCCCTTGATCTTCAAGAGGTGTATCATCTTCTTCCTCTATTTCAATTTCAGGTTCAGCCGCACGTGGTTTCTCTTGTACAACTCGCTCGACATCTGCAGTAGATTTTTCGGGTTTAGAAGTTTTGCTTTCTTCTGTACTAACTTCTACTTCTTCGCCCTCCATCTCTAGTTCTTCCGGTATTTCATTTACTATCTTTGTCATCTTGCTCTCCATTTGTTGCACTGATAAATAAATCAGTGTTTCGATTGCCTTTAGATAAATTCCAATACTCAGGAACTACCTGAAGGTTTGTGAGACAATGTCTGCCTCCTTTGCTTAGTGGTACGATATGATCTACGTGCCACTTGAACTCAAACATCTCTTCGCGAAGTTTAGCCAAAGAGTACATTTCTTTTAACATCCATTTATCATCAGCCGTATGAATGTCGTTTGCTTTATTTTTAGTAGCCCTTCTTGTTACCTTATAAGCATTTACTTTATCTGGATTCGTTTTTTTCCAAGCACTTACACGTATTCGTTCTTGTTCGGCATGTTTTTGGTAGTAGATTTTATGACTCTCTAATACCTTTTCTGGATTAGCCTCTTTCCAAGACTTTCTCCAGTTATATGCCTTTTCTCGATTAGCTTTATAATAAGCTTTTCGTTGTTCCGCGCTTTTCCAGCCAGACAAAATTATGCTCTTGCATATCCACGGGGGTCACTAACCACAGCTTCTACAGTATCGTCATTAATAATACGAAACTCTTTACCGTGGATCTTTATACGTGTTCCTGAATAAGCACGGGTAATTACAAAGTCACCTTCTTTACACCAAGGGCCAGAAGGAAATCTATCTTTGTCTTTGTAAGCTAAATCACCCAAGGACATAACAAACAGAACAACAGTAGAATGTTCTTCAATTTTTTTAGCTCCATCAGCTTTTAGTATTCCACTTTCATAAGCGTCCTCAACTTCAGGTACAGCACATAAAATACGGTAGCCTTTAACTTCAGGTAATTGTTTAGCTAAGTTGTCCATTGCTTCTTCTTTTGAAACAGCAGCATCTTTTTTTGCTTTAGCTTTAGATTTAATTGGAGCGCCTCCAGGAGACACTAAAGTTTTTTCGCTCGTTGCTATTTTATTCATTTGCTCACCACTGAATCAGTAGGACTAGATTCGAAATCTTCATCCTGTTCTTTGTTAGTTCTAAGTAGTTCAGATATAAAACTTTGAACCATGAGATACCCACGGACTTCTCCGCAGGCGTGTTGATAGCCACCGAAATCTTTAGCCTTTCCTGCACTAAGATCCTCTTGAATTATCTTTCGCCGATCTTCAATTTGCGCTGACAGTAACATTAGCGTTTCTTTCATTTTGCATTCCTCTAGTTGGTTTTTAAATTAATTATTCATCTTGTTGAATTTCTGTATCATCTATCTTTTCATCTTGTTGAATTTCTGTATCTTCTACTTTAGTTTCGTTGCGTAGTCTTTCTTCTTCCGCACGTAGTTGCATATCAAGACTTTTACTAACAGCATTAGCGCCCAACTCAGCACCTTTAATTACCTGCTTGACTTGATTATTTGCTTGTTCCATTTGAGCTTCAGCACCAATCTTAGCGCCTACTATTGCTTGTTGAGAATCTATTCTTGCTTTCTCTAACATTAAGTCTCGCTCAAACCCAGACTCCATTTTGTATTTATCAAACTCTAACTTAGCTTTATCAAGTTCAATATCTGCCATAGTTTTCTGAGCTTTAACTTGCGCTTCTTGTTGTTTAATCTGAAGCTCTGCTTGTTGCATTTGCACCAATGGATCTTGTTGCTGTTGTTGTGCTTGTTCTTGTTGGAACTCTGCTTGGTCTTTCTGAAGCAGTTGCTCTCCAGCTCGCGCTACAAGGCGAGATAGTTCTACTTCTACATCTTCTGGTAATACTTCATCAGGAGCTGGAAGTGGAACACCAAGTTGTTCTTCTATTTGTTTACGGTATTCAAATGCTATATGTTCAGCTACGTGTGCTTCCATTGCTGCAATAATTGCATTAGCTTTCGTACTCTGTCCTATCATCTCACGAATCTTAGGATCATTTATAAAGGCCATGTGTGTAGTAATGTGAGCTTCCTGATCTTGGTATATAAATGCTTTAACGGGTTTGCCATTAATAATATTCATATTCTCTGTAACAGGGTTTGCTTCTTTTACATCTTCTTTATCAGGTATTAGCTTGTCTATATTTTTAACACCTAATACTTCTAGCATCTGGCGGTTAAGTACAGGTAAGTCGTAGATGTCAGGGTTAGATTGTGCAAGTTGCATAACCGCTTGGTACTGTACTACTTTCTGCGCCATTGTTGCGGCGTTAGGATCAGCAACGGGTATTAAGTTAACTTTATTATAGTCTTCTTGTTTAGCACCGGGTGTTCCTGTCGAAGGGTCATATTGATAATCTGGATCTGTGTAATCACGAATAATATCTTTAAGTAATGAGAACTCTTTTTTCATTGAGTAATAAATACGTGCATTAACCGCAGACATTACTTTGAGTGTTCTTTCTAAGATAGCAAGTGTTGAACCTACAGGAGAGTTAGCTGACATATCAGATACTTTCATATCAGAAGCACTAGCGAACCTTCGCCCTTCACTAACAATCTTATCCATTAATACTGAAAGAACTTGGCTTGGCTCTTTATAAGGAAGAGGCATTAAGTTATCGCGAATACTCCCTGAAGGTACATCAACGTCTCGCCATTCTGCTGGACCTATAGGAGTATCATCTCCTTTAATCCTAAGTCCTCTAGCTTTAAATCCGCCGGGCAGGTTAGAGAGTGTACCAGCATCGACAAGTTGACGAAGGAGCATAGTCCCTGATTTCGCAAACCCCCCAACGAGATGTATTAAACCAAAACAGTAGAAACCAAATCCGGGTATATACCCATAGTGAACAAAGTGTTGTCTACGTGTTTTTAAATTATCTTCTTGTTTCCAATTACGGCGAATAGCTAGGATCTCAGTTGTACCTTTATCTATAGTTACAACATAAGGTAGAGCTATCCCTGTCTTTTCACCATCGTCTTCATCTTCATACCCTTCCAGATCAAGATCAACATTCATTTCTAGAATCTTATAGCGATCATCATTAGTCGCATCGAAACCCATTTGTTCAGCAATCTTTTTCTCTACTTCATCAAGATCGTAGCCAGGATCACCTAGCTCAATGTCACGATAAAAGTTCATTTGCTGTAGGTTGTGTAGTTCTTGTTTAGTTTTTCGCATTACGTGAGTAACACGCTCTGCTGTTTCTAGATTAGATGCACCGTAAGGCACAACCATATCTTCAGCAGTAACGAATACAGATACTTGACGTTGTAGTGCTGGATCATAATAAACTTTCTTAAACGCATTACCTGCAAGGCCAAGTCCCCATAACATTCTTTCATGCTCTGGGCGATACTCAGGCATCTTATCCATGAGCTGATAGTTCATATTCTCTTGTACACGAGCTGCAGCTTCTAAACACTCTGGTGTTTCTTTGCCAATAATAGAAGTCTTAACAGGTCCCGCTGCAGGGAATGTCTCCATCATAGTTTCTGCTTGGAACTTAACGAGTGCTTCAGATAAGAGTGGGTGATATACAGCGCAAGCCCCTTCCCAAGGCTCACTTCTTTGTTCTATTTTAAGACCTAGTAATTCAAGACCGTCAACATAAGTTTCTAGCCAATCTTTTCTTGAGTTAATATCATTAGAAAAATCACTCAGTAGATTTGAAGAAAGTTCTGCTAGGTATTGTTCTGGGAGTTCTTCCGCAAGGTTCGCTGAAAACTCATCTTCAGGCATACGATCAGGATCAATGTTTATCTCCATATCACCAATCTTAATATTGACCTCTTCAGGATCTTCAATCTCTATTTCAATGGCGGTTTCTTGTTCGCCGAGTTCTTCCATCCCTTTGGGTGCTTGGTATAATCCTTTGTCAATATCAGCCATTAGTCTTTCCTTTGTTAATCTATTATTTTATTATTGCCTTGAAGGGGTTTATTAATTAGTTGTGCTAATTCTTCTACTGTACGAGAAGCTCCAGTACGAGCAGCTGTATTATTATATCTTGGTTCGTTTTTTAACGCTCTTACAACAGCTTTAAATCTATCAGTAACACCATCTCCACCGCTTTTTAGTCTGCGTAAATAATCTTCATTATTCAAAAACTCTTTTGCCGCAACATCATAATCTCTTGGCGTTTCTGCAGAAGACAATAATTTTCTAAAAGTAGGACTTTGTCCTAAGTCCCCTCTATAGTGAGCAGCCATTAACTCTTGTCTAAGTTCCGGAGAATAACTATCATAATTACCCATACCGGGTAGGGCCTTTAAATCTTTTGCGTGTTGTTGATATGCATTGCTAAAACCACTTAAAGAGTTTTTACCTTCGGCATACTTGTTTGTTTGTCCTACACCCCTAGTTAAAACATCTCGATCATCTAGGTAATATGCATCTACAAACCCTTCTAGTTCTATAATTCTTTTTTCTTCCGGTGACAGTTCTCTATCTAAACGTTTTTGTACTTCATTAATAGCGTCACGGCCTCTATAATATACGCCAGAACCTCTAAGTTCACGTAAACCTTTATATGGGTTTTGTTTTGTACCTTTTGGGTATTTCATTACTAAACCTTAGTTATAATGCGTATAATCTTTTGTGTGCTCGACCTCTGAAGACCTGTCTTTCTTCTTCTTCATCGTTCGGTAATCTAATAAATCCGCCCTGCCTAAATCTAGCAAGTGCTAAAGTAGTGGAGTCTACCAAGTCATCGTTAGCTCCACTAGGAAAATCGTTACATTCCTCTATAACTTCATGTGCCCAGCGTCTATCTGGCGCCCAAACAACTCCACCATGAAACAAATCAGACACAGCATTCACCCTACTTATTTTATCTTGTCCTTTGCCTGGTGTAAACTCACCTACGGGAATACCCATTCGCCTAAATTCTTGGTATAAAGCTGCACCATTAGACTTTTTCTCTACAATAAACGCATCAGGCTCCCATTCACGGTACTCTTCTAGGCACATTTGCTTTAATTCAGGGAACTCTAGTCGCTGTTTGATTGAATTTAGCAAAATAATGTT